AAGTTACCACCAGCCCAACATATTTTCATAAGATTACAAAGTCTTTCAAAAACTCTTTGCTTAACTTCAGAGTGTGCTTGAAACCAGCTTTCAGTGATTGTTGCTGATTGCACCACACTTCTTTGTACGTTACCCACATATTCATATTGCCCTACAGCCCCTTCTCTTTGTCTACTAACACCTGATATTTGTCCAGCCATTTCTTCTAACATAATTTTTAAATTAATTAGTTGCTGAACAGATTGTGATAATGTAAAGTCAATTTGCTGAAACTGATTAAATGAACTAATTTGATTACCCTCATCTTTGGAGTTTATAGGTATAATACCATCAGTCTTTAAATGATAAAGGACTGTTTGTATATCCATGCCTGCATTTGTGGGCAGCTGAGATACATCGTATACTACAGCCTTACCACCTGATCTTGCCATAGCTAGTTCTATTTGATAGATTACTATGTTATATAACATTTGAATATTATCTAATAAATCAACTAATGATATAGGTTTACCTGTTGTATTATTATATATACAACCTACATAAGACAATGGTGTGGTTCCAGGATCATCAACACTTCTTACCTGATTACTTCTTCTTGTAGCGTTTACTAAAATCTTACCACCAATTTTTGTAGCTTGCCATATGTCATCTACATATTTAACTTCAACAGTTTCTCCTTTTCTAGCTTTATAAGTATCTTTTACCAGCTTTCTAAATGGTCTATTAGGATCATATTTATTATCTGATACTTTAAATTTCAATGCTCTTAAAGATTTCCACTCACAAGATACCACGCGTATTCTAGTTTCTTTACCATATCCAGCATCTATCCAATCAAAAGAACTATTATAATATTTTAAGTCAGGAGAACCACCATAAAGATTTCTCATTTTATCCAGCTCAACTAAATCGCTTTCTGTAAGATCTTCTTTAAACTCATCATTGATTTCATTTACAGTCATGTATCTTTCTTCACCCACCCAGCTAGCATCATCTAGGTAATCAGAATGTGAAGCGCCATCAAAAACAATAGTTCTTGGATCTACACGCCTTACATATGGATCACCATTTTTAATGTAAGTTTTATAAAAGGATTTACCTGTTACTAATAAATCTCTAAACCCTTCTTTAAAAATATCTTTAACGTGATATCTATTAATTATATATTCTAAACCATCTTGCGCTACCTCTTCTACCATTTCACGATAGTTATATTTCATATAAGTTTCTATATCTTCTGGAACAGCTATACCCTTACCTTGATCTTTAATTCTTATACCTTGTGTTTCTTCAAACTCTTGATGTATCTCTTTCAACAAATCTGTCATTATAAGACCAACCTTGAAATCATGTTTTCTTAAAACAGCTTCTTTGTTTACTGTAGATACTTTCATATCTAAAGGTCTACGTAAAGACTCACCAACTAATAAATCTATTTTAGGTGTGATGATGGGATAGTTTACAAGTCTAGCTGGATATGTTAATCCATATTGTTCTGTAATATAAGCATAGTCATCTTGATTTAGTTGACCATTATATATTTGATAATTTCTTATGTCTTTAGCTCTTCCTTCTTCATAGTTGTTTCCATCATAAGACATAAAACTAATTATTGAGTCTAGAACCTGCTCACACCATTCAGGAGTTTTTTCTTCCTCTGGTATTATTAACGCAGGCATTGATGTGTAATTATTCTTCATATTTAACTTAATTGCATCGGTATACCTTTGTATCCCATTTTATAATATTTAAAACCTAAATCTTTTTTATCTTCTTTTTCAGTTACTTGTATTCTGTAGTTGTCTATATTATGTATTAAGCATAATCCAAAAGCCATAGCTCGGTCTGTATTTTGTAATCCATAATTAGCAAGTTCATCTATCAAATCCAAAAACCAAATATCTTCAATATTTTCTCTTATATAATCATCAATTAAATCTTCAAGTAAAGACTTAATCTGTTTGTTCATATGCACACCATATCTATTCCTTGTTTTAGAACCAGGGTTGTGTGCTGACTCTGGTTTTTCTTTTAAATATTTCAAGGCATTCATACGTTTAAAATAATCTAATATGCCTATCTTTGTGTACTCAACTAGCATTTTAGAATTATAATAAACTGCAAGTTTTAATACACCGTCCCAAAAATCTTCTTTTTTAGAAGGTCTGTCAGTATACTCTGCTACGACATAATCGCAAGGAATATCTACATTTGCAAATCTACGATAAATTATCGCACTACCCAAAGAATCAGATGCTCCAGCTTTATCTTGATCATAAGAGTCCACGCCACCTATATCTAAATTCTTAAATTCTGGCATAGGATGTGCCAATATTTTATATGGACCATTTGGGTGTGGTCTCCACTTAACTCTAAAATCTTCTTCACCTAATTCCCAATCCAAGTATCCACTTTGTATTTGACTTCTAAAATCTTTGCTGGATAGTATTCTTGATCTTTGTGCGTTCAGTAATGCTATATCAAATCTTGCTGAATGTGTATTAAGAAAAGCCTCTTCCACTGTTAATGGATAGTTTTGTATATGTAAATTAAATGCCTGATTATCTCCTGACTTTTGTATATTATCTCTCTCTTCTGTAAGTTTTTCTAAGGCTTCTTGTTTCTTTTCTTTACCCGTTTTAATATCATAGTAGCCATAGTAAGCGCGATTAGCTGGTATAAACATTGGTATTAAATTATAAGCATCATGACTATAATACATGTCCATAAAATCTTTAGATGCTTTAGTAATATCACCACCAGTACCCCCAATAATAGGTACACCAAATTGTATATCTCCATCCATGAAACAAGCTTTAGATGACATGTATGCGTTCTTAAGTCTTTTAAATTCACCTGCTTCTTCAAACACCATTAACGATAAACGCTCACCTTTAAATACTTCTGGATTATCCATAGTACGACAAATAATTGTTGATTGATAGCCACCTATTTCCCACTTACCATCTTTATTTTTTTGTTTATATCCACTACGCATTATATCACTTGTGTCTTTTAAAACAGAGTGTTTAAAGTTTGTATGAATACCATTCAATCCTTTTTTTGTTTTATCAAAGAATGCATCTGCTGTAGCTTGTAAACCTGCTGCTACCCCCACATCATTAAATGGAAAAAACGTATACTCATGAGCTATTGCACCAGAGTTCATATAAGAAAACCCTTTGTCTCTGGCTTTAATTACTATCATGCCTTTTTGTTCTTGCTTACAGGTTTCAATCAGATCAAAGTATTCATGATCCATTTCTCTGTACCAGGGATTTATTAATGTTTTGCGATTACCTTTAGTACCATCATTACCAAGTATCATATAATAATTTAAATAAAAATAATACTTGCCAGATATTTTTTTCATACCTTTTGGTTTAAAACCATTGATACATCTATCTGTTTCTTTACTCCAATATTCTTGATATTGAACAGAGTCTGGATTTAATTCAGGATGTCCGTGATTAGCTATAGGTCTGTATTTTTGTGGATCTTTTTTTATTTTAGCCATACCTTAATTTCCTGGTTGATCCTATGCCATATGGTCCTTTTCTTTTTTCACTTGCCGCTAACCTATTATGATAATTAACTTCCAAACTTACACCATGTATTTTTTGTGCAATGTTATCGTATATTTTAGCTTTATCCAAATCTCCTCTATTATAATTTTTATTATAAGCCCTAGTTAAATAACCTAATTTATATTCAAATTTTTTTTCACTCATGATTCATTTTCATTTTCTTTATCATAAATGTAATTTCCATTTTCATCATATCTTGCTAATATTTTTAAGCTATCATTATCATTACAACAGTTTCTTTTTATGTAGCTAATATTATTTACATCTTCAAAAGATTTATTAATTTTTTCATTTCGTTCAATAGCTGATTCAATAAACCTATCATTTTGATATTGAGATATTAAATCTTGTGGTAAATGTGAAGTAAAAATACTTCTTGGACAATCTGATATGCTTTCAAAATCATATTGTTCTTCAAAATCAATATTAAAAGATTCAAATGTTCCAATTTGTTTAGGTACATTTATTTCCTCTAATTCTGGTTCATCAGGATTAGGGGGTGGTGGTGGTGGCACTATTACTACTGGCTCACACCTAGAACGATTTCTACATTCTTGTCTTGTAGGATATGCATCAGCTCCTGTTCTAAAAATTGCCACCCAAAATAAAACACTTGTTCTTGGCTCTTGTAATGGTGGTGCAGTAGGATATATATGTGTAAACAATTTATTGCAATCAGCAATAGAAATTGTATTTCCTGATCCTCCAGCCCCTATAATAACACGATTACAATGACCTCTACATGTATAAAAAATTTCAGTTCTATCTACGTTTATACCTCCAAAATCATCTATCCATCTTGCATTTAATGGATTATTAATTAAAGATGGATTATTTTGATAATATGAACTAATTAAATTGTTTGAATCAAATTTTAAATATTCTTCTAATTGTTTTGTATTACCGTATGTATGTTGCCTTATTACACCATTAGGCCCATAATTATAATCAGTACCATTATTTCTTGCTGTGCTTTTAATAGATAACTTTACATAATCATGTTCATTTTTCGTTATCTTATAAACACCTGCATCTGAATTAATTAATCTAACATACAATATAATTCTATCGCAAGGACTATAACTACAATTGCCAACACCACGTGAGTAGCTCATAAATTCATATATGTATGTTCCTACATATTCTTCATACTTATTATGTATTGTAATTTCTATTGTATCGCCAGGCACCAAATAAGTTGTTTGAGGTAAAATTTGTCCTAAAACATCATACTTATCAAATTGAATTTCTAAAACTTTTGTCCAGCCTAAAACTGATTGACCTTGAGGACCACTATATTGTACATGTCTACCACCTATTTGAAGATCAGCATATGTTTCGTAAACTATACCTTCATACTTCCAATATTCTATAAATCTAATACTAGATGCATTTCTAATGCTTTCAGCAGTTCTAAAATTATATTCTATACCTGGATATTCTATGTCTGGACATTTTTCAAATTTTCTTATAACCCTTACAGAGTGAGGCATAACCCTGTCAGAATAACAAGGTAGTGTGCCTGTACTAGTAATTGTTGCTGCCATTGGATGTTGATCAAATATTAATGAATCCATAACAAATGCCATATCACGAAATCTGCCTGTAGGATCATTTAAGTCCACCACAATTCCATTAGGTAAAACTTTAGGATTTGCAAATTCAAACTTAGGTGTAGATGTCCAATAATATCTATTAGTAGGACTATCAAAACTAGTTAAAAAACCTCCTCTATTATTAATAGGAATTTGAGCAGTTCCAGTTGCTATATTTCCAAAAATACCATTAGAGTTTGGACCAATAGTACCCATCATAACAAATGCTTCAATAAAATTAGGTAAATACCAGTCTGAGTACCCGCCATAATTATAATTAACAGCCTGCTCAAATGCCCAATCATGTGTTGGTACTAATGGATTCGCATTAAACTGAACATTAGGTGAAGAAAAAGTTCTTCTAGGATATGTGTTATATATAAAATCAGTGATATAATCACCTTCCCCCATACTAACATTTGGCAAGTTTAAAATAGAAAAAGTTTGTGGAGGTAGCGGAACAAAAGGAGGTCCTAATAAATCAACATCTGTATTACCATATTCTGTTCCAGCTTGTAAATCTACAATTTGATTATTAGCTGGTCCAATAATAGTATTGGAATCATATTCTGGTGGTTCAAAAGAAAACCTAGATGTAAAAAGTGGCATAAGTCCTTCGGCTGAATCGTCTGGTGCTGCTTCAAAATAAAAAGGAGTCGGGTTATACCACTGATATGGTATTGCAAAGATTATACCATTAGCAGGACCTACATCACCTAATTGATAACAAGGGCCTGAAGTGGGCGGGCTTTGTGATCTTAATTCTTTAGCAACGTCTTGAAGTTCTTGTAGACTTGGAAAATTTTCTTCTTGAAATAATCCTGAACCTATTAGAACTCTACGATACTCTCTATACAGAGATTCATCGTCAGTAATTTCAGTGTTTCTTCTTTTATAACTCATTACTTTGTATTTCTTTACGTCTTTCTAAAAAACTCAAACCTTTATCACCAGCAATCTTTACTCGTTCACCTCTTCTTTCTATAGCATCTAATAATGCTTGCCTAGTCTTTAATATCTTTTCTACACCTATCATAAGCTTTTGTAACATCTCTGCATTCTCTTCATCTAAATGCATTTTATCTATAAGATCAGTGAACTGATTAATCTTTTTATTAAAAGCTATAAGCTGTTCGTCTAATGGATCAAACTGCAATTCATTATATTTATTACAGGCTGCGAGTAAACAAGCATCATTCATACCAGACCAAGTGTATGTATCATAAATATCTTTACTAACTATCTTTTTTCTTTCTTGCTCATTGTAATGCCTATATGGGCTTTCGTAGTCATAGACTAGCGCAACCCATTTGAGGGCCGCAGGCCCGAATTTTTCTTTCTTAATGAGTGTAAGAAACTCAGGAACCCCCGTGACTCCATCGTCATCCTTGTATATATCCCCTTTGCGATTTAAGTTCAATAAATACATCAATCATTATATTCTAGTTGTAAACTCAGTGTAAATATAATTTCGTCACTAAGTGGGTGAACTTGATATTTCCAAGATGATTCTGTTAAATCAAAACCATACTCTTTAGTGTTACGTATTAAATCGTATTCATCTTCCATTAGAAGATAAAGATCATCGTACATTCTTTCTATAAAGTATTTATTATCGTCCCCTATAGAAACCTTTCCGAATCTAGTTTCTATCTCTCTCATAATTTAGAATCTACCCCCTTGCGTAAATCTTTTTTTTCTCATATTAACAACTCCCTCTAGTTGCTTACCAGCAGCTATTCTATTGTCCAAGGCTTTTCTAAAAGAATTGACTGCACTGCTATATGGATTCATCATACCACCATTATCAAACTGACTAACATTCTTGCCAAGCAATTCACTACCCATTGCAAGCGTAGGATTAGTAAATACTTGTAGTCCAGCCATACCCCCACCTGCACCGCCTCCTTCTCTTGAGAACTGATCTCCATATACAAGTGATGATGGTCTACCAGACATATTCATTACACCACTAACATTAGGTCTTTCCATAAGTGGATCAGGCATATCAGGTGATGTAGCTGGCTCAACCTGTATAGGCGCATTAGGATCTGGCATATCAGGAGTGACAGGATCAACACCCATTATTGGATCTGTAGGTACACCAGGATCAACAGGTATTCTTGGTGGAAAAAACGGCAACAAGCTATTTATATTTTGTTTTCCTGTGCCTGCATTTGATTGTGGTGTTGTCTGTCCTCCAGTAACCTGATAAGGATCTTGGACATTAAATAAGCCTAGTCTAGCCATAATTATAATTTTAAATACAAAGTTAAAAAAATTATTTGTAATTGTGAGGGA